AGTTATATTAAAGAATGGTGTGAGATATCCTGGTAATGAACACATGGGAGCGTTTGGTTGCGACTCTTATGATATATCAGGAACCGTAGATGGAGAAGGATCTAAAGGAGCATTACACGGCTTAACCAGGTTTAGTATGGAGGACGCTCCTGCGAATAGTTTCTTTTTAGAATACTTATCAAGACCACCTACGGCAGAAATATTTTTTGAAGACGTTCTAATGGCGTTAGTGTTTTACGGAATGCCAATACTTGCAGAGAATAATAAACCTAGATTACTTTATTATCTTAGAAGAAGAGGTTATAGAGGATTTAGTATGAATAGACCGGATAAAATTTGGAACAAATTATCCGTAGCAGAAAAAGAAGTTGGTGGAATACCAAATTCAAGTGAAGATATAAAACAAGCACATGCCGCAGCTATTGAAATGTATATTCAAGACCATGTAGGCATGAAACAAGATGGAACATTTGGAGATTTATATTTTAACGATTTGCTAAATGATTGGGCAAAGTTTGATATAAACAAAAGAACAAAGTTTGACGCTTCTATAAGTTCTGGATTAGCAATAATGGCTAACAATAGACATTTATATACTCCAAATGCAAAAATAGAAAAACCTAAATTAAACATAAACATATCAAAGTATACTAATACTGGAAATATGTCTCAAATAATCAAATAATAAATATGGCAGAGTCTGGCATTAAAAGTTATTTTCCTAGTCAAACAGTAAGTGATACTGAGAAGTTAACCGAAGAATATGGTTTAAAAGTAGCAAAAGCTATAGAAACAGAGTGGTTTAATGATGATAGAAATAACAATAGGTATAAAAATAATTATAATAATTTTCACAGGCTGAGATTGTATGCTAGAGGTGAACAAGGTATACAAAAATATAAGGATGAGTTATCTATAAACGGTGATTTGTCCTATCTTAATTTAGACTGGACACCTGTACCAATTATACCTAAATTTGTAGATATAGTAGTTAATGGTATTGCTGAAAGAACTTATGATATAAATGCTTTTTCTCAATCTCCAAATGGCATTGAAAAAAGAACTGAATATATGGAATCTATATTATCTGATATGAGATTTCAAGAGTTTAACAATTTTACTGCTCAAAACTTTGGTGTTGATACCACAAAGAGTGAAGAAAAAGAATTACCAGAAACTCCAGAAGAATTACAATTGCATATGCAGTTAACTTACAAGCAAGCTGTAGAGCTAGCAGAAGAACAAGCTTTAAGTGTTCTGATGGAAGGTAATAATTATGAATTAATCAAAAAACGTTTTTATTACGATTTAACAGTTTTAGGTATTGGTGCTACAAAAACCTCTTTTAATACTTCAGAAGGTGTTACTATAGATTATGTTGATCCAGCTAATCTAGTTTATTCTTATACTGATTCCCCTTATTTTGATGATATATATTATGTTGGAGAAGTTAAATCTATTCCAGTAAATGAATTAGCAAAACAATTTCCTCATTTAACAGAAAGTGATCTTGAGGATATAATGAAAAATAAAGCTTTCCATAGAAATAATAATCATAATAGATATTATACAGATAAAGAAGATAGTAATAAAATTCAAGTTTTATATTTTAATTATAAGACTTATATGAATGAGGTTTATAAAATAAAAGAAACTGGAACTGGTGCTGATAAAATTATTCCTAAAAATGACAAATTTAACCCACCAAAAGACAAAGAAGGTGGATATTCAAGATTACTAAGATCTATAGAGTGTTTATATGATGGTGCTTTAATTTTAGGTACTGATAAATTACTTAAATGGGAAATGGCAAAAAATATGATGCGTCCTAAAAGTGATTACACAAAGGTTAAAATGAATTATGCTATTGTGGCACCTAGAATGTACAATGGTAAAATAGAATCATTAGTTCGTAGAATAACAGGTTTTGCTGATATGATTCAATTAACACATCTTAAACTTCAACAAGTAATGTCACGCATGGTTCCAGATGGTGTTTATTTAGATGCCGATGGTTTAGCCGAGATAGATTTAGGTAACGGAACAAACTACAATCCACAAGAAGCATTAAACATGTTCTTCCAAACAGGTTCTGTTATTGGTAGATCGTTTACTCAAGATGGTGACGTAAATCCAGGTAAAGTACCTATTCAAGAGATAACATCTAGTAATGGAGGTGGTAAAATGCAAAGTTTAATTCAAACATATAATTATTATTTACAAATGATAAGAGATGTGACTGGATTAAATGAAGCTAGAGATGGTAGTATGCCAGATAAAAACGCTTTAGTAGGTGTTCAAAAGCTAGCTGCGGCAAATAGTAACACAGCAACACGTCATATATTACAAGCTGGATTATATTTAACAGCAGAAGTTGCTGAATGTTTATCACTTAGAATATCTGATATATTAGAATACTCTCCAACTGCAGATGCATTTATACAAGCTATTGGAGCTCATAATGTAGCTACATTAGAAGAAATGAAAGAGTTACATCTTTATGATTTTGGTATATTTATAAATCTTCAACCAGATGAAGAAGAAAAAGCCATGTTAGAAAATAATATTCAAATGGCTTTACAACAACAAAATATAGAACTTGAAGACGCTATTGATCTTAGAGAAATTAAAAATGTTAAATTAGCTAATCAACTTCTAAAAATACGTAGAAAGAAAAAACAAGATAGAGATAGACAGCTTCAACTAGAAAATATACAAGCTCAAACTCAATCTAATACTCAAGCTGCTCAAGCAGCTGCGCAGGCTGAAGTACAAAAAAATCAAGCAATTACAGCTAGTAAAATAGAGTTAGAAAGTGCAAAAGCACAATTAGATTCTCAAAAAATGCAACAAGAAGTTATGCATAAAAAAGAATTAATGCAAATGGAGTTTGAAATGAACATGCAACTTAAAGGAGTTGAAGTTGATGGAATGAAAGAAAGAGAAAAACAAAAAGAAGATAGAAAGGACGAAAGAACAAAAATTCAAGCAACTCAACAAAGTGAGATGATTGAACAAAGAAAAAGCGGAAAACCACCTAAAAACTTTGAATCCGCAGGTAATGATATACTAGGTGGCGGATTTGATTTAGGTTCGTTTGACCCTAAGTAAAAATTATTAATTATTATTATATTATATTATGGAAGAAAAAGAAGAACAAGTAGTTGAACAGACTACAACAAATAATCAACAAGATCCAGGTGATGAAAACGTGGTAAAAGTTGATAAAAGTAAATTTAAATCTGCAGATGACGATAGCGTTATAAAGGTAGATTTAAGTAAACCACCAAAACCAGAGGAAAATGAAGTTAAAGAAGATAACACTAACAACGAGGGAGTGGCTCCAAAGTCTGAGGATGCCGACACCCCAAAAGAACAAGAAGAAGTACAACCGGAAGCAGAAGCACAAGAAGAACCAGCAGTATTAGAGGAAATTACTGATGAAGAAGTAAAAGAAGAAGTTGAAGAAGTAAAAGAAGAGGTTGAAGAAGCTATTGCTGAAGCTGAAAAAACTGGTGAACCTCTTCCTGAAAATATCCAAAAGTTAATGGACTTCATGGAAGAAACTGGAGGTGATTTAGAAGATTACGTTCGTTTAAATCAAGATTATAGTAAATTTGATGATATGTCTTTATTAAGAGAATATTATAAGCAAACTAAATCTCATTTAAATGATGATGAAATAAGCTTTCTTATGGAAGATCAATTTTCTTACGATGAAGAAGTTGATGAAGAAAGAGATATACGAAGAAAAAAATTAGCGTTAAAAGAGCAAGTTGCCAACGCTAAAAGCCACCTGGACGGGCAAAAGTCCAAATACTATGAAGATATCAAAGCTGGAAGCAAACTCACAACCGAGCAGCAGAAAGCAGTTGATTTCTTTAATAGATATAACAAGGAGTCAGAAGCAACTCGAAAGACAGCTAAAAAGAACTCTGATATTTTCACACAAAAAACTAATCAAGTTTTTAACGACAAGTTCAAAGGTTTTGAATATAACGTCGGTGATAAAAAATACAGGTTTAATGTAAACAATGCTGAAGAGGTTAAAAACACTCAGAGCGATATAAATAATTTTACCAAAAAGTTTTTGGATAAAAATTCTACATTATCAGATGCTAAGGGTTATCATAAATCTCTATTTACAGCCATGAATGCAGATGCTGTTGCAAAACACTTTTATGAACAAGGAAAAGCCGATGCTATGAAAGATAGTGTTGCTAAAGCCAAAAATGTTAATATGGATCCAAGACAAAGTCATGGAAAAATTGAAGCAGGTGGTATCAAAGTAAGAGTGTTAGGCGAAGATGCTAATGATTTTAAGTTTAAGATTAAAAATAGAAAATAAATAACAATTTAAAACAAATTTAAAATGGCAATTTCAAGTTACACGCCTTCAGGTAAAGATTTTACTCAAAAAGTTATCGGGGCGGACAATTATTTAGACATCCAAACAAATGGATGGGCACAGCAATACCTGCCTGACTTAATGGAAAAAGAAGCTGAAGTTTTCGGTAAGAGAACTATGTCAGGTTTTTTAGCTCAAGTTGGTGCGGAAGAAGCTATGTCAGCTGATCAAGTTATTTGGTCAGAACAAGGTAGATTACATCTAGCTTACGAATGTGACATGTTAGATGTTACAGCAAGTACAATTAATATTACTAAAACTATGGATGGTGTAGCTCAAACTTCAGATCATGGTATTAATATTGGTGATATGGTATTAATTGCTGGTGGTGGTCAAACTGTTACAGCTCGTGTAAGCGTTGCTGATTCAAGTTCTGCTACTATCACAGTTACACCTTATGGATATGCTCACATGACAAACGCAGGGTTCGTTAATGGTGATAATACTTGTAAACTATTAGTTTTTGGTTCTGAATGGGGTAAAGGTACAGAAAACAAGGTTAGATCTAATAAACCTGTATTTAATGTATATGACAACAAACCAGTTATTATAAAAGATATGTATGAGGTTTCAGGATCTGATGCTGCTCAAGTTGGTTGGGTTGAAGTTTCTGGTGAAGAAGGTCAAAACGGTTACTACTGGTATTTAAAAGCTGCAGGTGATACTAGAGCTAGATTTACAGATTATTTAGAAATGGTATGTATTGAAGCTGAGAAAAACTTAGCAGCGTCTAATATTAATACTGGTGGTGGTGCGGCTTCTGCTGACGATTCTCATGGTACTGAAGGTTTATTTAAAGCTATTACTTCTAGAGGACATCAATCTTCTGGTATTACTGGTGTTAACGCTGCTACTGACTTAGCTGAGTTTGATGCTATGTTAGCTGCATTTGACGAGAATGGTGCTATTGAAGAAAATATGATGTTTGTAAATAGAGCTACAGCTTTAGCTATAGATGACATGTTGGCTTCAATGAATTCTTATGGTGCTGGTGGTACTTCTTACGGAGTGTTTGATAACTCAGAAGACATGGCGCTTAACTTAGGTTTCTCTGGTTTCAGAAGAGGTTCTTATGACTTCTATAAATCTGACTGGAAATACTTAAATGATAAGCAAACTAGAGGTGGTATTAACGCTGCAGCTACTGGTGGTGAAGCTATCAGAGGTGTTGTTATACCTGCTGGTGTATCTTCAGTTTATGATCAAACTTTAGGAAAGAACATGAAACGTCCTTTCTTACACGTTAGATATAGAGCTTCTAACTTAGAGAGTAGAAAATTCAAAACTTGGGTTACGGGTTCTGTTGGAGCTACTACATCTGATTTAGATGCGATGACAATGAACTTCTTGTCTGAAAGATGTATGATCACTCAAGGAGCTAATAACTTCTGTTTATTAAACTAAACAATTTTTAAAAGACCGGGGCTTCGGCCTCGGCCTTTTATTTTATTAATTTTATTATATATTATATTATGGCAAAGAAAAAAGAAACAAAAAAAGAAATAGTAACTGAACATGTTACTCAGGTTGTAGAACAACCAAAAATTGTTGTTAAAGAAAAACCTTTACCAACATCAAAAAAAGACACTTGGGAAATTAAAGATAGATTCTATTTGTTAAAAGGTAATGATAAACCTTTAAGCAAGTTAATAAAAGGATGTGATATTTACTACTTTGACGAAGAAAAAGGATATGAAAGAGAGTTAAAATATTGCTCAAATCAAAAAACTTGCTTTGTAGATGAAATGGTAGGAGATCAAAGATTAGAACATATTGTTTTTAGAAACGGTGTTTTAAATGTTACAAAAAACAAAACTGTTCTTCAAAAACTTTTATCTTTATACCACCCACAAAGAGATAAGATTTTTTACGAGCATAAACCTAATATTATTGCAGCTAATGAAATAGATGTGATAGAAATGGAAATAGAAGCGTTAAATGCTGCTAAAAATCTAGATATAGATATGGCTGAAGCTGTTATGCGTGTAGAATTAGGTTCTAAAGTGTCAGAGATGAGTTCTAAGGAACTTAAAAGAGATTTACTACTATATGCTAAGAGAAATCCTGAGTTATTCTTAGAGTTAGTAAATGATGAAAATGTTGTTCTTAGAAATTTTGGTATTAGAGCAACAGAAATGAATATCATTAAATTATCTCAAGATCAAAGAACTTTTTCATGGGGTTCTAATGATAGAAAACTAATGAATGTTCCATTTGATGAACATCCTTATTCAGCTTTAGCCGCTTGGTTTAAAACTGATGAAGGAATGGAGATATACTCCAATATTGAAAAACGATTAAATTCGTAATAACCTTAGTAGAGTAACCACTCTTCGGGGTGGTTACTTTATTATAATAAAAAAATATATGGCAATAAGTGTAAATAAAATATATCAAACAGTATTGGCATTAGCTAATAAAGAACAAAGAGGTTATATAACTCCTCAGGAGTTTAACTTATTTGCTGATCACGCTCAAATGGATATTTTTGAGCAATACTTCTATGATCTAAATCAATTTAAAAGAGTTTTAGGTAATGACACTATATATGGTGATATGGTGAATACTTTAGAAGAAAAAATTACAGCGTTTGAAAAATCAGAAACAGTAACAGCGCATAGTACATCCAACAGGCATATTGGTACTAATAATCAATTTATAGAAGCAGAATATCCTAAACCAAGCGATATTTATAGATTAATAGGTGTTAGAAAAATCCATCATATTGAAGGTAACATCACGGAGGTAGAAAAACTAAGTATTAGGGATTATGAAAAAGTTATAAAATCACCACTAACAAGAGGTACCGTAAAAAGACCCGTGTGTGCTTTTAGAGATGTTAACATAGCGTCTTCACCTGCGGTTAGTGTATCTGCAGCGAATATAATAAAATTAGATTACATTAGAAAACCATTATCTCCCAATTGGACATATATAGTTGTTAACGAGAAACCACTATATAACTCATCCGCAATAGATCATCAAGATTTTGAACTTCATGATTCTGAACAAAAAAATTTAGTTATAAAAATATTACAACTAGCAGGTGTTAGTATTAAAGATTATAATGTAACGCAAATAGCCGCACAAGAAGAAGTTAAAACAATTCAACAACAAAAATCTTAATTAAATGGCATTATTAGGACAAACTCAAGCAGAATATTACCAAGGTGATAATTATGGTGGTTATCAATTTACTTCATTAGAAGATATTATAAACTATTTTATGATAACTCATGTTGGTGAAGGAAAAATAATACCTAAAATTAGTAGATCAGTTGTTGCTTTTCATGCTCAAAGAGCAATACAAGAATTATCATTTGATACTTTTAAATCAGTAAAATCTCAAGAAATAGTTTTACCACCTAGTTTAACCATGATATTACCACAAGATTATGTTAACTATGTTAAATTAACTGAAAGTGATTCTTCGGGAATAGAACACATATTATACCCAACATCAAAAACATCTAATCCGTTTACTATAAAGCAAAATAGCGATGGATCTTATAAGTTTAGTTCAGATGAAAATTTAGTATTAAATGGAGAGTTTGATAGCACTTTAAGTTCAGGTTGGTCTTCTTCTGTTCCTGTAAATGTCACAGCTTGGGATTCTGTAACTCAAAACGCAGGTGGTACTAGAAATTATTTTAGTCGTTTAACAGATGAATTACGAATAGTAAACGAAGAACTTAGTTTTGAGCATCTTTGGTCTGATTCTTTTGGTGGCACAAGTAGTAGGGCTTACGGTGTTTGGCAAAAAATTGATGTATCTAAATTAGATTACATAGATCTTTCTGCTAATGGTAATACTTCTGATCAACAATTAGATGCTAGTTCTACTGTTTTAGCTGAACCAGGTCTTTTAAGAGTTGGATTAACATCAACAAATCCTGATATAGGTTGGTCATATTTAGGTAATGATGGTGTCACGCGTATAACTCCAGCAACTTTAGTAAACCCTAGACATTTTCATACTAAATCACCTAACGCTAGTGATAGAACAGAAGTTTTTGATATAGGATATTTAGAGTGGAACGTTAACGCAAGCGATTCAACGTTAGGAGAAGCTGGTATAAAAGAACTTTTAAATATAGATGTTACAAGCCATAGTGATATTTGGGTTTATATAACTAGTAGTGTTCCTTGGCAAGCAACAGCTTCAACTGCGGTAACACAAGGGTCACATGGTGGATTAATTAGCGCTGGAGCACTTCAACCAACTACATCCGCTAACAGTAATGGTTCAAATCATATTTATCAAAAAAATTTAGTAGATCAAATATCTGTAAAATCATCTTTAACACCAAACGTGTTGTTACCAAGCAGTAGAGATGGTAATTCTAATACTTGGAATAATTACAAATCAGCAACACCTTCTGAAAATAGAAATGATGATTACGAAGACGAGGTATATTGGCCTTACGAAGGTGAAAGATATGGATTAGATCCTCAACATGCTCAAATTAATGGGTCTTTTTATATAGATGATATGCGTGGAGTAATAAACTTCTCTTCTATTTTAAACGGTAAAACAATAATATTAGAATATATTAGTGATGGTTTAGGAACTGAAGAAGAAATGAGAGTTCACAAATTTGCTGAAGAAGCTATGTATAAAAGTATAGCTCACGCTGTTGTGTCAACATCTTCACACGCGCAACAGTTAGCCCCAAGATTTAAAAAAGAAAAATTTGCTGCTGTTAGACAAGCGAAATTAAGATTATCTAATATTAAATTAGAAGAAATAACACAGATTTTAAGAGGTAAGTCAAAACAAATTAAACATTAATTAAATGCCTGAAATTAAGAATACTTTTCTAAAAGGTCGAATGAACAAAGACCTTGACGAAAGACTAATACCTAATGGTGAATATAAAGATGCGCTTAATATAGAGGTTTCTACATCAGAAGGTTCTGAAGTTGGTACAGTACAAACCATATTAGGTAATACTAGAGTAGATTCTATTGTCCCAGCTGGTATTGGTGAAAGCTTTAGGTGTGTTGGAAGTATATCTGATGAAAAAACAAATAAACTTTATTGGTTTGTTAAAAGTGACCCTACAAGCACACAGGCTATAGTTGAGTATGACTTAGAAAATGGTGCAGAAAATTTAGTTTTTGTAGATAGAAAAGCTAATACAGATCAACCTGTTTTAAGATTTCCAAACAAAATAATAACAGGTATAAATATAATAGATAATTTACTTTTTTGGACTGATGGTAACAGTGAGCCTAAAAAAATAAATATAGATAGAAGTAAACAAGGTACTTCAGATATAAGTACACATACTAAATTAATAGTTGATGGTGTTGATGTTGGTGATGTTGAAGAAGAAAATATAACAGTAATAAAAAAGAAACCAACAAAAGCACCTATAACAAAAACTGTTTTTACATCTACTTACGTTGCTTCTTCTGGTATACCTTCTCTTTTTGAAAAAACCTTTTCAAGATTCTCTTATAGATATAAATATGAAGATGGTGAATATTCAGCATTTGGACCTTTTTCAGATGTTGTTTTTAATCCTGAATATGTAGAAAATTTACACGAAAGAAATGATAGTGGTGTATATACTAGATATAGCAAAGAAACTTCTTACAATACTAAAGAACCATTTAATGCTACAATGGTTAATAAAATTGATAAGATAGAAATATATGATTTTATACCACCAAGTATACCTAAAGATGTTGTTGAAGTTGAGTTGTTATATAAACAAGAGGATTCACCGGTAGTTTATTCGATAGCTAAATTAAATGTAAATGATAATATAACAACGGATGGTTTTAATGAAGATAGTGTATTTAGTGGTTCTGGATACAAAGGTAAATATGAAATTATAACAGAAAATATACACGCGGCTTTACCTGAAAATCAATTTATCAGGGTGTTTGATACCGTGCCAAAAACTGCCTTAGCTCAAGAAATTACTGGTAATAGAATAGTTTATGGAAACTACACTCAAAATTACACTCTTGAGCAAGATGTTAGTATTGATATTGAATACGAAGAAAGAATTAATAAGTTATCGTTTGATAATTCACCTTTAAGATCTTTAAAATCACTTAGAAACTATCAAGTAGGTGTAGTTTTTGGAGATAAGTATGGTAGAGAAACTCCTGTTTTTACATCTGCAAACTCTGCTACAAAGTTATCTTGGGCGGATAATAATGCTGATAATAATGCTAGTAGATCTTTAAGCTTAAAAGCTACAATTGATAATAATTTTAACTATCCTACTTGGGCTGATTACTTTAAGTTTTATATAAAAGAAACTTCAACTGATTATTATAACTTAATAATGGATAAGGCTTATGTTCCAACAGCTGACGACGATGAGAGAAACACTCCTTCTTCTCACGTTTGGATATCATTATTTTCATCAGATAGAAACAAGGTTCAAGAAGATGACTTTTTAATATTAAAAAATATAATAAAAGACAATTGGACATCTCAGGTTGAACATGATAATAAGTTTAAAGTTATAGATATAAAAAACGAAGCTCCAGAATCTATAAAATATGATTATAATATATTAGGATTAATATCTAATACTGGGACAGCAAAAATGATTACTCGCGCCACTGGAACTAGTGATAATCTAATGCAAACAAGTGGTAAAAAAATATCTGATGATACAAATATGCTGGTTTTAGACGAAAACGTTTGGTATGCTGTAGATGGTACTCATTTAAAATTTACTGATACTGGTTTACATGAAGACTCTTTATTTGTGTCGTGGTATGATTCTAATATAAAACAATATTCAAAAAGATACAAACTAAGAGATATACGTACTAATAGTCAAAAAATTTATGCAAAGTTAAGTGAAAATATAAGTTCTATAGATAGAGATTTAGCAAAAACAAATTCAGTAGGTACTGTAGGTGCTTTAACAACTGTAGGGCCAAATATTATATTTCAAATAGAACAAAAAACTCCTAGACCTATAGATCAATATTCAGGTAGATTTTTTGTTAAATTAGCTTTTGATTTTTTAGTTTCTGAAGCTCAAGGTAGTAACTTACAATCTCTTTCTAATGCCCTTACAACAACAGCTAGTACTAATATAAAGTATTGGCGTAATAATACAAGTAGTACCTCGTTTGATCATACTCAATATTTAACTCATTATGCTGGTCTTGGTAGCGCTAGCTCGGTAGCAGCTACTGGTAATATAAGATTAGACAATACTATAACCAACTCTGAATCAGATTGGGATGCTTTAAAAACTGCACATACTGGATTTTTTATAGATAGCATGTATTTATGTGCTATTCAAAACCAAAGTTCTAACTCTTTAGCTAGACACGCTCGTGACTTAATTAGAGGTATGAGTGGTGCTAATTCGGCAGGTGGTACTTCGTATGCTACTATGACATGGAGTGACACTTTAGATACACCAGAACCTAATCCATTTATCTATTCTATATACCTAGGACCTCAAAATCAGCCAGGACCTAATATAACTAAAAACTACATGGATTATGCCGCGATCCATACTTATGCTCAAAGTGGAAAAGTTGGTAGAATTGGTCATCATACGAGTGGAACAATAGTTCGAGGAGGTGGAACAGGAGTAGGTAGGGTAATACCAACAACACAATATGGACACGCTCTACCAACACCATATCAAAATTACGGTGCAACTGTAACTTATGGTAATATAGGTGGCGTCTTTAATCAATATGCCAACGTGCAGCCTAATCCACCTACTTGGAGATGGAAGCCTTTTGCTAAAGACGCTAATAGCGCTGGGGGTTATGAGTGGATAGCGTATGGTGATGGTAGCGTTGAACCTCCATATAGCTATGACGATTCTGAAAATCAAGTTATTGTTTTAAAAACACATCCAAATCCTTATATCCCTAGCACTGTTGGTGGTGTTGGTGCCACGCAAAACGCTAGTCTTAGCTTTCCATCTGGTTCTTGGGCAGACATGCCTAAACCAATGTCGTTAGGTCAAAACGGTCTTATTTATGGACAACGTATAGTTAATGGTTTAGAAGGTGTGGTTCTAACAAATACAAATCATACATATGGCTCTAGAGCTTGGGGATATAGTTTAGGTAGTCCAATAACACTTGTTAAAGATAGTACTTATGGTGATCAAGGAGACGAAGGTCGTGTTTACATGCATTTATCATTCTTAGCTCCTGGACAAGATTTAGTTCCACATACTTTAGATTTATCAGGAGCTACAATAACTGGTCCTAATTGTATTGGTGCGTATTTGCAAGGTATTCATGGTGGTGGTATATTCACTAAAGACGCTAAAGACGCGGCTGATAATGGTGCTGATTTTGGTAGTGATTGGGACTCGCCACGTATCATAGAATGTGAAACCTCTAGTAATAATACAGCTAATATAGACATAGGTTACGACCAAAACTATCAAACACGTCATGATGATCAGTGGAAACCAACAAAAGCTAGTGGCTTGTCAGCTACACAAGAAGCTGAAATAAATAATTTTATTCAAAACATAAATACTCCTAACGCTAGATTTACTTTTTCTACAGATACAAATAATGTTATTTATACTATAAAATCTGTAAGAACGAAACGTGTATACAATCACACGCCTTGGAGAAGAAGATATGTTGTAGATCAAAGTGAGCTTGGTAATACGTTTACCGATCCATATGGTTTAAATGGAAAAATGGTTCCAGGTGGTGATAGTGTTGAGGAAGCAGCTGTAGCGTGGGCTAAAGCAAAAGAAGCTAATAATATAACAACAGAACAAACTGATTTAGAAGATAAAATAAGAGCTTTTGGTAAATCTAGTAATAGACGTCTTGTTTATATAATAGAGCTTGATAAAAACCCAACAGATACTGGTAATTATAATTTTATTGATGGTTCAGAGATAACAGCAGCTTCAACAGCTTCTATGCAATTTGTAAATCCAGTACCAGGCTATGTGAGTGGTAACGTGTCCCACATCCCTGCTATATGGGAAACTGAACCTAAGAAAAACACTGGCTTAGATATATATTATGAAACTAATAGTGCTATTCCAACTGTTATTAATGATAAAACTAGAGAACTTTTTGCACCTGTTGGTTGTAGAGTGGAGGTTATGGGTAATAATGCCGCTAGAAGAGGTGATTATACCATACCTAATGTGTTTTTAAGTCTCTGGCGTACTAATTCTAACGGCGAGCAAGTTGTTAGGGTTTCTTGGGCTACTCAAGGTAGTGGTTTTAATTTAAGAGATTCAGATGGAAATAATATAAGTTACACTAATAATATATTACAGTTTATTAGAGATGATGGTAGTTATACTACAGCAAAAATATTATCTATGGGAAGCGCCGGAACAAATACTGTTCGTGAATTTATTGTATCACCAACACCATACGGAATTAATGGGTTGAGTTGGTACAATTGTTTCTCCCTTGGTAATGGTATAGAATCTAATAGAATAAGAGATGATTTTAATCAAATGAAAATCACTAATGGTGCTAGAGCATCGTCAACATTAGAAATACCTTATAAAGAAGAACATAGAAAAAATGGTTTAATATATTCTGGTATATATAATTCTACTTCAAACATAAATAATTTAAATCAATTTATAATAGGTGAGAAAATTACAAAAGATTTAAATCCTACATATGGTAGTATTCAAAAGTTATTTCAACGAAGAGTTAGTTTAGTAGCCTTTTGTCAAGATAGAATTGTAAATATAACATCTAATAAAGACGCGTTGTTTAATGCCGATGGAACTCCACAGTTAATATCTTCTAGTAATGTTTTAGGTGATGCTACTCCTTTTTCTGGAAACTTTGGTATATCTAACAATCCAGAATCATTTGCTTCTGAATCATATAGAGCATATTTTACCGATAAACAAAGAGGTGCTGTACTAAGATTATCTAAAGATGGTTTAACACCTATATCTAGTGCTGGTATGCATGATTATTTTAGAGATGAATTAATTTTATCAAGATCTTTGGTTGGTACATACGACGCTTATTCACAAAATTATAATTTAACGTTAGTACAATCACCGAGTACTTATAATTTAATTAAAAATTCTTATCTTGACATAGGGGTTGAATCAGTAACAACACCTGGAGTTGAACAATTAAGAAATACTACTTTTGCAGACCTCACACAAACTAATTATCCAGCAACTTTACAATGGCAAAGTGATAATGATTTTAGTAATCCAGGTTATACACCTGGGAGTGGTACTCCTACAGTTACAAATACTGGGGGTAAAATAGGTCTTATAAATCAAGATTTAACAACTAGAGTTTGGATAACTGAATACACAGAGATACCACAAGGACATTTTCAAACAGCTGACAATAGTGGTGCTGGAAGTCCTGGTAGTGGAAACCCTGGAGATCCTGGAATAAGTTATGTGGCTGGTACGCCACCTCAATATAGCTCTGCGGAAACTAAAATGATAGATGGTGGGAATTTAGGCTCTGCCACAGGAACAACTTGGAGTGATAATATTTTTTCTCCTAATAACAATATAACTACGGTAGGTACTGGAAGTAGTACTCATGGTTATTGGTATTTTAGAAGAATAATTAATGGTGTAAATATCTCTTACCAAGATACAAATAACCCGTCTATAAGATCTGGTAGCGATCTTAATGACAGTATATATTTGAGAGATGGGTACAGGGATATGCGGTTTTATAAGCTGTCTAATTGGGCTAATTCAAGTATTGAATGTATACTTCAAAATCAAACAGGTTTAGCTACTGCTTCTCCAACTCCGCTTGAACATGTTACCCAAACTACTAACACGATCTCACCACCACCACCTTCGTACACCACTGATTTAACCGTTTATTCTGGTGAAATAATACGTTTTTACTTGAGAGTAATGCCTCGTTTTCAATCAGGAACTGATCCGTGGGATTTAGGTAGTCAAATCTCTACTATTAGTCCAACAAATAATTACGCTGTAGGTAATGGTTTTTTAAATGGTTGGCCTAATACACCATCTATGACTGGTTACTTTCAAGTAAAAATTGAGCTTTTAGACGAAGCTGGTAACTTAGTTGATAATAGTGTAATTGACAGTAGTACTAATTGGACTGATGAATTTACAACTACAAATGGTACATATAACACTAATTACACGGGACTTACTGGTGGCCGTTGGACTAGCTATGCTACTAGTAACACGTTCTTAGGAGCACCAGGGCAGACTAATATATGGGGAGGATCTACTTTAATAGCTCGAGCTGGTGATGCTAGAATGCATGTTTACTGGAAGTTTAAAGATTGGGTTGACACTACTACATCACAAACTTCAACTCCATCATCACCTCATCAAGCTTTAACGGGTAGTCAAAATATTGCTGTAAGAAAACTTAGGTTTAAAATAACTTTTTTACCTTCAAGTGGTAGTAATTTATTAATGCTTTTTGATCAAAATATTTTTGATGTTAAAAAAATGAATCCAAAAAGCCAATTAGGCACAATAGGTACTAATTACTCTACACCTGTTCCGGCTATACCACCAATTCCAGCAGCGACAGTCCCAGCTTGGACATCAGTAGGTAAAACAAAAAATAATTGGTATGCACATTATGCATCTCCTAATTTAACTTGGCACAATATAAACTTATATTTAAATACTGTTACTCAATTTGGACCTCAAGTATCTAGACTTTATGATTCAGCAGTTGCTCATGATGGTTCAGGTACTTATCACTGGGCTAGTGGACCTGCTAATACCAACAATGTAATTTCTTATCAAACAGGTTATAATCCTAGTGACGTTTATAGAATAATAAATCCACCAACTCCTACGCAATCACTAACTAGTAACGCGGCATCATTAGGTAATTTTACTGAACCAAATGGACCTGGTCACAGTATTTATGTTCCAGATAAAATACGTGTAAATGTCGCTGGTATGACCGCTGCCACTTATTTTGAACAAACACTAGTGAATCCTCTTGTTGTAGGTAATTGGTATTTAGTAGATGTTGTTCTTGAAACTGGTACAACACCTACGTCTGGTTCTATGATTATTATTGATGGTATGCTGCCGCATAACCCTAATTTTGCTTATGGATTGTCACCAGATGATCCTGGTTATCCAGATGGTTATTTTGGAAGGTTAGTTGGGACAAATCGTGATAATATATGGTTACAACCTATAGATAGATATACTAACGATCCATCCGCTGGAGGGATGGGTTATGGTATTAGAGGCGCTGATTTTATTTATGAACCTAATAAAGAAGCTAATGTTTTAAGAGCAATATTTAAAGTAGATCCAGCTGGTAATGTAGCGTCGTGGGGTGCGAATTATTTAGGTAAATTAGAATTAAAGTTTTGGGATTTTGATGGATTTATAGAAGGTATACGTTTAATAGATATAACAACAGATATTAATGGTGATTATCCTATAGTTGGTACAGTAAGTGCGGGTACTGGTGGTTTTAAACTACAGGGTAATACGGGTACTTGGGTTGGTTTTACTAATAATCCTAGAGGTAACATGCATAGTAATTATATCAAACACTTACTATCACCGATGACTTCATATATTGGGTCTAATGGAAATGTTAATTTTGATAGTACTGCAGCTCATTATGGTATAATGCGTGGTACTGGGGGTTGGGGTAGCGCTTGGAGTACTGGAATCCATAGAGCTTTTTACTGTTTATTTGACTCTCCAAGCTGGACATCAAATAACGCACACACTGTAGATGATGAAGTACCTCCACCATCTTATGCTGGTTATGAACTTACCTTTGAAATAGGTAATAATGAATTAACAGGTACTCACTCTGGAAGACAAAACTTTACCGGAGTATACATGGAAGATGGAACAACTACAAATGATGGATATGGGTTCAGAATAAATAATATTGACATGCCTGGTATTTACAAAGCTTGGGTTAACTTTGGTAACAATACTACTTTTGACAATGGGGAAAATCCACAGTTAAAAATTGATATAAATGATGGTAATGGTTTTGTTGATCCAGCAGTTGCAGGGAGTGCTGCTACTTTATCAGAAAATGAATATTGGAGTGAGGCAATTGGTAATTGGCCGGTTTTCTACGGATCAATGATGATTGGGAATCAAGGTTCATATCCAACTACAGCGACAAACCCTGCTGTTTATCAAAACTGTATAAAAAGTATATCGTTAGTAGATAGAACAAATTATATTACAGGTGGTAGTGGAAGTATTGGATCTTGGAACGCGTATAATCAAGATAATAGTGTTCAAAATCTTATAAGATGGAGTAATGGAACTATAGAAATTAATAGTCCAAAAACTAACCCTATATCACCACCATCTTGGGCGGCTGGTTTGGTGGTATATATGGCGCAAAATATTGATGAAAACTTAGTTACAGGTCATAAATATAGATTTAGTTTTGATTATACTGAACTACCTAATAGCGCTGCTGGTCTTATACTATATTATTATAATCTTCAAGGTAAAGGTTTTGTAGTTAATATAAATCCTGGTGGTTCAGGCACGTATAGTCAAGTCCATACAATTGGAGAATCTGTTACTACTTCATCTTGGAGTGGTGGTAGACAAAGATTAATAATACATAGTAATAGTAATACTCTTTTCACAAGGTATGCTATAGATAATATAACATTACAAAGATCAGTAGATTTAGGTTTAGACAAAACAGTTAGTTTTAACGAAGACGTTAAAGGATGGGTTAGTTTTAAATCTTTTATTCCAGAAGGTGGTTTAAGTTTATCTAAAAAATATTTTACATTTAAAAGTGGTGGTTTATGGCAGCATAATCTAGGTAGTTATAGCGATTTCTATGGAGCACACGTAGAACCACATTTAACAGCTATTTTAAATACTGAGCCATCTGTAATTAAATCTTTTAGAACTTTAAACTACGAAGGTAGTCAAGCTGCTATAGTTGGTTATGGTGAAGAAGTTATTAATGGAGATACTTTATCAGATATTAGTTTTAGTAATTTAGTAGATAAAAATGGTTGGTATACAGATAGTATAATAACAAACAAACAAGAAGGATTTGTTCCAGATTTTATAGAAAAAGAAGGTAAATGGTTTAATTATATAAAAGGTACAATAAAAAGTGGTAGTTTAGAGACTTCATATATATCACAACATACTGGTGATTTAAGTTTCCAAGGTATTGGTGAAATAAGTAGTGCTAGTTTTGATGTTTAATAAGTAATAAATATGGCAATAATAAGAACTTTTGAAATAGATACATCTAATATAACGGTTAACGAAACTATTAGACAGTTAAAAATAACTGGTGATATTGGTTGTGAATTCATGTTGCAAGCTGTTCAAAAATCCACTTCTTCTAGCGTTTTAGATAAATTTTATAATTTCACAACAGATACTTTTGAACTAGGTTTTAATAAAAATCATAGTTTAGACGTTGAATTAAGTAGTGAACTTTTTACTAAAAATTTCACCTTACCAGCTGGTACAGTTGGTGGTTATAAAATATTTTTACTAACAAAACCAAACTCTGACACAGAAGTATCCACAAATATTGCTGGTGGTAGTAGCACAGTTATTAGTAGAAGTATAGATCAAACAGCTAATACAACTGTAACTTTTAGGTGGCAAACCTCTAACACTAGTAGTTATTCAGCAAATCCACCATCAGCTAATATAACATCAGCGAATACGCCTGGGACTATATCAGGAACTACAACGGTAGATATAGCTAAAACTTTAACAAATACTAGTTCTGATGCTAATGGTTTTGGTTTACGTATGACAGATGCTTTTTCAGATTCAGATGATTTTTATATAACTTTAGAGCAAACTGTTGATGGCGCTATATCCTCTGCTACAGAGGTTGTTTTAGATAGTCTTGATGGTATAGTGCTTGGAACAACAATAACAGGTGTTAGTGGTGGTAGTTTAAGTGGTACACCATCAGTGACTGCTATCGACACAGATAATAGAAAAATAACATTAAGTGGTGCACAGACATTTGCGGATGGTATTACTTTAACACTTAAAGTGACAGGTGTAGCTTCTATAAATAACTCTACAGGTTTAAATTTTACGTCAAATTTACAAACAATAACAGAAAAAATTATAGCAGATACCACTGATTTAAAAGAAGATGACCTTGCTTTATCAGTAACCAAAACAGTTAGGACAGATGCTTCGGCTGGTACAGCTGTAAATTTAAATGGTACATATGGTATTGCGGGTGGTGACCTTGTTTTTGTAAAAGGATTCAATGTTTTAGCTGGTTCAATCAAGGTTGAATCTGTGTCTGCTAGTTCAGCTGCTGGATCTATAGTAACAGACACTAGTTTAGCGAGTGGACTTCCACAAGGTACAAGTTTAACATTTATAGGATCTTCTCAAACAGTAGTACTAACAGGAGCACAAATACTCATAACATCGTATCCAACAGCAGATGTCACTGTGTATATAGATTTAGATAATATTATAACTCCAGGAGTAGCGTCTTAAAAATAAAATTATGGCTATAATAAAAATAACTACAACAGCAGCAATACAAAACCCATCTTTACAAGTTGGTGACTATGCTTTTCACCAAGTTATAGATCAATCTACGTCATTAAGCTCTGCTAACGATCCTATTTATATTGGTGAAATTACAGAAGTAAATAGTAGTTTTATAAAGGTTGATTCAGGTTTAGATCCAATAACTATAAGTGGGTTTTTAATGTTTTCAAAAGATAAAAGAGTTAATAACAGTGACCTTAATGGTTACTACGCAGAGGTTACTTTTAAGAATAATGACACTAACAATGCTTCAGAGTTGTTTTCTATAAGCTCAGAAACTACTATTAGTAGTAAATAAAGTGTAAAAACTGTAACTATATAAATACAATTTAAAAATATGATAGAATTAATTTTAAAAATATTTACTTATCAAGCTGATGCTAATTATGCTATTCTTGAATATGCGGGACTTATAAGTGCTGGGCTTGGGTTTTTAAGTGCTAATAGACAACGTAGGGAAGCTAGAAGACAGTTTAATGCACAACAAGAACTTAGGAAAGAGCAGCAAAAACTTTTAGAGCAACAAAAGCAAGAATATAGAGATATTGAATTTACAAATCCATATGCTGGTGTTCAAAATCCTTTCGCGGGATTACAAACTCAATTTGAAAATGTTTATGAAGACCTAACTGTAAATCAACAGCAAGCTCAATTCCAAGCACAAAGAGGTATGCAGCAAAGAGCAAATATATTACAAAATCTTAGAGGCGCAGCTGGAGGAAGTGGTATAGCTTCTTTAGCACAATCACTAGCAAATCAAGGTCAAATACAAGCTCAACAAATATCAGCTTCAATAGGTCAACAAGAAGCCGCAAACCAAAGGTTAGCTGCTAGAGGAGCTATGCAAGTACAACAAATGGAAGCGGCAAGAGAACAACAAATAGCTCAAGGTGCATTTCAAGCAGATATGGCTGTTAGAGGTGGTGAGGCTATGCTTCAACAAGCCGAGTCAAGTAGACAAGCAACATTATTAGGTATGCAATATGGAGAAACATCTGGTGCTAATATGGCTTATCAACAAGCGTTAAGAAATCGACAAGCAGCAAACGCTTCAGCTAATCAAATGATGATAGGTGGTATACAAAGTTTAATGAGTACTGATTTTAGCGCTTTTGGTGGAGGTGGTGGAAACGTTGGTCCAGCTAATCAATACCAAACAACAGTGTCAAGTATAGGTGATTACAATGGTAATGGTATACCTGATTATTTAGAAAGATATTAAAAAATAAAATATGGCAAAAACAGGAGGAAGTTTATTCGGTAGAGCAGATGCAACATTAGTAAGTGCTGCACTTAAAGAAGGTATGTCTGACATGCCGCTTGATATGCGTTCTGTATATCAGCAAAGAGAAAAAAATCTAGCAGATTTTACTAAAGGTATTACAGAAGCTTTTGATAAAATATACGCCGATCACAAAGACACAAAAGAATTATTAACTGAAGTATCTCAAACAGCTAGAGATAATTGGGAAGCTGGTGGCAATGTAAATCCTTACATGCTAGAACAACACAATAAAATAGTTAATGATTTTGATACTGAATTTAAAAGTATACCTCAAGGTAAAAAAGGTGATTTAGAAAGATCTAAATTAAGAAATAAAATGAATAAATATTTGTCACTATCTCAGGGTAATAGCGAAACTCTTCAAAAATTAATATTTCTTGGTGCTGACAATAGTATATTAACTAGACAGAGTGGTGAAGAGCAAAAGCTTTTAGTTGCTATGATTAATGATTATAATAATGGAACGGCTTTGACAAAGCCAGAATATGTAGATGGTGATTTTGTTTATACTTTGCCTGGTACCAATGTTAAAATGACAATGAGCGAGCTGAATAGAAGAATAGGTGAAGTTAATCCACAGCTAAAAAATGATATTCAAAAAATATTTAATAATCAACAGAAATTAGGTAGAACATCAAAAGCTGAATATAATTTTGAAACTGTTAGAAATAATATAGCTGACATGTTAAATTCTGAGAGTGATTACTTAAACGCTATGAACGAAAGATTTGGTGGTATGAATTATACTTTCCAACAACTTTTACATGGTCAAACTCCTGAAGGTTATAAAAACGAATTAATGGAAGATTTATACGACGCTTTAGAAAAAGCTGGTGGTATAGACATTGATGGAGATGGTCCTTTAAAAAATGATAAAGCTACATACGCAAACTCTGAAAATGGAGCTAAACTAGCTGAGGCATTACAAAATGATAAATCTAAATTAAAAGAAGTATTATCTTCATATTTATCAGAGCAAGTTGGTAGAGGTTTTTACGATATTGGTAGAAAAGATTTTAATAAAGGCGGTACAGGTACATCTACACCTGGTGGTGGTAGTTCTACAGGTTTTTTAACAACTAAGAAAGGAGTTAATTTCTTAGGTTTAAATAGAGGTTTTGGTTATAATGTTGCTAAAAACACATATGATAGTTTAAAAATAGCTACAGAAGGTGGGGATACTGACTTTTTATTAGGAGCAACTAAATACGACTATGATAAAAACACAGGGGTTTGGACTGTTACAAATAAAAGTGGTGAGGTTGTGGGTGATTACGAGAGCACGGATAATTTAATAAAAAATCTTGGTGTTGATAATGATCCTGACTTTAAAGCCCTTTTAGGTAGCTCGGAAGTTACTGAAGAATCAGATGAAGAGTTTATTACGACAGATCTAGATGATCCTAGAATAAAAGGAGATTATAGTACTAATATAAAAACTATTGATATTAAAACCATGGATCTTGATGATAATATTGTTGCTGATAATCTCGCTAAATGGTTACCATCTGTTAGAAATAAATCTAATCCAAAAGGTTATGCTTTTTACGTTACTCAAGCTGTAGGTGATGAATGGTCATTTGAAAAAGGAGGTGGTGCTATGAATAAAGAAAGTGTAACTCTTTACCAAATAGCAAATAAAGGAGATAAAGGAAGTTTTAAAGGTCCAGAAGGTTATTGGATTAAACCTGCTATTATAAATGGTAAAGTAGTAGAAATCAAAACGGGTGGTGATTTACAAAGAAGAAGAAAGGCTATCGCAGATATAGACACTTTATTTAGCATGCCAGAATTTAACAACTTAATGCTTGATAAACCAAGAATTTAATAACAAAATTAAATAAATGAACGAGTATTTACACGAAAACGGTTTTACTTATACTGAGCGAGAATTAATGATTTTTGCGAGAGAAAACAACGAAACATTAGAAGATTATTTAAAATCTAGACCTGAATTAAAACTTAAATCGGGAAAAGAACAAGGCTCGACGGGAGACCCGACGGTGAGTCCAAGTACTATGGGGTCAGATTTGGAAATTGGTTCTTCGGAATCACCAAAACAAGACAGCAGTTGGTTTGATAACACTTGGTTTGGTAGAGGTTGGGCTGCGGCTAGTACAACGGGTGAAGCAACTGATTTAATTCTTGAGGGTTCTAACGTAAAAATGGAAACTATACAAGAATTTATTAAAGCAAAAGAACAAGAAGCTAAAGAGCATGTTCCGTCTGAAAGAATGCAAAAGTTTCAAAAGCAATATGAGAAAGAAGGTTCTTCTTGGACAGCGTTTTTTAGAGGTGTAAGAAGAGATCCAGCATTAATGGCTGAATTATTTATACAATCATTAGGTACTCAGTTAGGTACTTTAGCAGATACACCTGCTGAAGCTTTAACCGCTGCTGGAACAGGCGCTGCGGTTGGCGCTGGTGCAACTGCATACTTAGGTGCTGGTGCTATAGCAGGTGGTTTAGCTGGGGCTATGGGTGGTTTAGCAACAACAATGGAATCAGCTTTAACATTTGGAGAATTAATAGAAGAAGAATTAAAAAAAGAAGGTAAAGAATTTACAGATAAAAATATTAAAGCTCTTTTAGAGGGACCAAAAGGTAAATCAATAAGAAATAGAGCTATTGGTAGGGGCTTAACAATTGGCGCTGTAGAAGGATTTACTGGTGGTGTAGCTGGGAAAGTAACAACTGGTGTTTTAAAAGGAGCTGGAAAAGCTGTTAGTAAGACTAGAAAAGTTGGAGCTGCTGCAACAGGTGTAGGTGTTGAAGCTATTGGTGGTGGTACTGGTGAAGTTTTGGGTAGAGTTGCTGCTGATCAAGAAATGGATCCAGCAGAAATAGGTTTTGAAGCTATAACAGGTACAGTAACAGCCCCAGTAAACGTTGGTAATGCCTTATTAACCTACAAAAAACCTGTTTATAAACTAAACGGAAAAGAAGTTACCTATGCTGAAATGAAAGATTTTGTTGAAACAGCTGAGGATATTGATGTAGCTAAAGCCAATATAGTTATGGATAACGATCTAACCGGATTAGATGCTATAGCTAATGAAAAACAACAAAAAGCTATAATTAAATCTCAAATCGATGAAAAAATAACAGATAAAAAAGACATAGACGCTTTACTTAATTTAGCTGTAAAAAGAGATAATGCAAAAGCTGATCTTAAAAAAGAAGGTATAAGTCAAGTTCCTGGAGCTGAAAAAGCCTTATTAGATATCGAATCTCAAATAAATGATATAATAGGTAAGTATGAAGGTGCTACTGACGTTGCTATAACGCAGGAAGCGGCTGACGTTAGAAAAGCAGTAAGAGAAAACAAAATATCAGATACTATTGCTTTTGCAGAAACCCAAGGTAAGAAAATAGGTAAAGAAACAATTGTTGTTGATGACAATGAACAAGCACAAGTAACTTTTGATAAATTAAGAGAAGAATATAATAAAAATATAACAGATCCTAAAGAACAAATTAAAGCTCAAAACGTAAAAGATGCTGATGGTTTTATAATTGGTGATTCTATTATTATAAATAAAGATATAGCCGGTAGAACTGGAGCTATTAATGTTGGTGCTCACGAGGTTTTACATGGTGTTTTAGCTAAGCATATGCAAAGTTTAGATATTGCTGGTAAAAAGAAATTGATATCTAGTTTTAAAAACGTATTAAGTAAAAAACAATTAGCAGCAGTTACTACAAGATTACAAGATAATTATAAGGATCAAATAGCTGAAGATCCTAATTTTATGGATACAACTGATGAGTGGTTTACAGCTTTCTCCGACGCTATTGAGCAAAATGAAATAACGTTTGACGAAGGAGTTTTTGATAAAATTAAAAATACAATACAAGAAATATTAAGAAAGTTTAATATTAAAAAAGATTTTGCTAATGGAAGACAAGCTTATAATTTCTTAAAAGATTATAGCAAGAGTATTAAAAAGAATAAATTAAGTTCTAGAGCTTTAGCTTTGGCTGGCGAAGGTACAGCTGTTACTGATGTTAAAAAATCTGTTTCACCTCTCGAAGCAATAAAGGCACTTGTACCAAAAACTGTAAAAACACAAGAAGATTATTATGCTCTTCTTGACGATCCTAGTGTTACTGAAAGAATTTTATCACCAACCGGTAAGTTAGCGCCCGTTATAGAAGCATATATTAGAAGTAGATCTACTTCACCTGAAATGGCTCAAAAAAATATAGAAACTGTTAGAGATAGATTAGTTAATTTTGATCCAGCAGCCAAAAGAGCAGACGGGTCTATTGTTGGTCCAGAAGGTTTTGGTGAATTTATATTTGCTAATGCTAGATTTGGTAAAATGGTTGCTGCTGAGAAATTAGCTATTGAAGCCGCGGAAAGAAAAAGAACTAAAAGCATAGACACAGAAGAAGCTATGCAAATAGCAGACAAACCAACTAAGAAAAAACCTGAGCTTAAAGGTCAAAAGCGTAGAGAAATACAAAGTTTATCTAATGTTTATGGTGTTGCTAATGAAGTAACTTTAAATAATAAAATACAAGCTTTAATAGAGAAAAACCCTAAAAATTTAGAAGCAGAAATAAGAAAGTTAATAGAAAAAGATATCCGTAAAGCTATTACAAAGCAAATGGGTAAAATATCTAAGAAAAAAGGTGAGGTTGTTATTAGCGATGAATACAAAGCGTTCTTAGCTTTAAATTACGAAAACACCGTTCAAGGTTTAGATGTTGCTACTATTAAAAAGAATTATAATCAACTATTTGAACTTACTGAAATAGGTAAAGAAGATAGAAAAACTAGAAAAGCAGATAAACCTAGTCTTAAAAAAGATAGCAATTACAGAAAAGGTATATTTAAAATAGAAACTAATAAAGCTAAGTTTACAAAATTCTTTACAGAAGGCGGATATACAACTTTATTAGATAGACAAAAGAAACTAGCAATACTTATAGGTGAATCAATAACAGAAAACATAATTAACGATCAAATCACTGAAAATTCTAAAAACTTAAATGATATAACTAAGGTCAAAATGAAAGAGTTTGCTAACTCTTTAAATAGACAAAAGAAAGAAGTTCAGGGTAATTACAATGATCAAATTAAGTTTTCTAAAAACTCAATGAAAGATGCTAATATGCTAAAGTCTCTTGTTGAAGAAAAAGGATTAAGTAATGTGTTTAGTGACAAAGGGAAATTATTACCTAAATGGAAAAAGAAGCTTTTAGAACCAAATAACGAAAAAGCTAGTGATTTTATATATAGTATAGCTAAACAGGGATATATACAAGATCTTAGTGACTTGCAATATATTTCAAAACTTTATGACAAAATATATAAGGCTGGAGAAAGAGGCACGGCTTTTGAAGCTAGTATAATAGATACAATAAAAGAATTAGAGGCTGAATTTGGAGAAGCTACTGTTTATGCTGTATTAAGAAAACCCACTGAAGCAGACGCAATGCCTGATGTAGTAATGAGAATACACAACACTCTCTTAAACATTGAGGCTAAAATGTCAAACGCCCAATATAGCAGTGTTACTTTTGCTGTTGATAAAAATGGAAATTTTAATATCAAAAAAAATTATAGTTTTAACAATCAAATTTTAGGATTAGGAAAACAAGTGCAAGCAGGTATAAAGGCTACTAGAGCAAGGTTAAAAAAAGAACGTTATGATTGGAACGATATTTCAATTATGCCTACTCATCTTTACGAGATAATAAAAAATGAACCTGTAACTATAGATGGAGTTGAATACTCTAGCTATTTAAATGCTATGTCAGCTACAATGCCAATATCGCTAGATGTTGTTAGTGAAATTTATAATAATAAAAAACATCCAGTAAACTACATGCATATGATGGGTAGGGGATTGTTTTATATGGGTGGTTATAATAATGAAACAAACGTTTTAGGAACACCTGAATTAAAAGGTAATGCGGAAATAACCTTGCGTATTGGTTCTAACACTCAGAAACAAACCGTTACAATTCAAGAAGGAGTTAAGATGAAAATTCCTACTGGTAACAAAAGACTTAGCTGGAGAGCAATACCAACAATACCTAATAAAACTTTAGAAACATTAAAACCACATAGTAAAACTTTAGATACTAAAACTGGTATAAAAAATATTGTTAATAGTAAAGAAGGGAAGGCGTTGGCACTATTTTCTAAATCTAAAAAAGCTAGTACCCTAAACAACGCTGTTAAAATGTCTAGATCTATTAGTGACCCAAAAGGTATTACTGTTTTAGATTTTGATGATACATTAGCTACAACTAAATCTTTAGTTAAGTTTACTACACCAGAAGGTGAAACAGGTACTTTAAACGCTGAGCAATATGCTAGTACGTATGAAGATTTATTAGATCAAGGATATACGTTTGATTTTTCAGATTTTAATAAAGTCGTAAAAGGTAAGTTAGCACCATTGTTTAATAAAGCAATGAAATTACAAAGCAAGTTTGGTCCAGAAAATATGTTTGTATTAACAGCTAGACCACCAGCTGCTCAAAAAGCTATATTTGATTTCTTAAAAGCTAATGGTTTAAATATACCATTAAAAAACATAACTGGTTTAGGTAACTCTACAGCAGAAGCCAAAGCGTTATGGATAGCCGATAAGGTTGGTGAAGGTTATAATGATTTCTATTTTGCTGATGATGCTTTACAAAATGTGCAAGCTGTTAAGAATATGTTAGA